TAATACTGCATTTATAGATACTTTTTTTTCATATTTAGCATCTGAATTAACTCTAAGTAATAATTTACCTAATTTCCCTATTTATTATGGTTCAATTAATGGTATTATGAAAAAATACAATTTTGATATATCAGAAGATTATCATTCTTTTAAAGGTGAAGCATGGTTTAATAAAAATTTAGGATCACATTTTAAACTTAATATTTATCAATCTGATAGTGATTCAGATGATTCAGATAATTCAGATGATAATAATGATTATATATCTGTTATTAAAAATATCCCAACACAATTATTTTTTATAGAGAAATTAGATGGTATCTTATCTGATTTATTACAAGATATTAATAAAGATATTATTCTTTCTTGTTTATTTCAAGTATCTTTTGCCTTAGCATATCTTCAAAAATATCTAAAATTTACTCATAATGATCTTCATATTGATAATATAATGTATCAAAGGACAGATAAATTATTCTTATATTATAAATATAATAATATTTATTTTAAGATACCCACTTATGGATATATATTTAAGATAATAGATTTTGGTCGTGCTATATTCACTTTTAAAGATAAATTATTTTTTAGTGATAGTTTCTCTAAATATGGCGATGCTGATGGACAATATAAATATCCTGTTGATACATTTCAGTACAAAAAAAAATCAGAAGATTATTGTGATATAAAACCAAATTATCATTTTGATTTGTGTCGTTTATCAATGACTATATTAGAAGAATTAAATTACAGCAAATATCATGATTACAAAGAAAATCAAAATTTAATTGATTTTATGTATTCGATGACAATTGGTGAAAATGGATTAAAAATATATGAATTAGAAGACAATTTTGATATGTATGTATCTATTGCGAAATATGCTAATAATGCGTTACCGTTAGATATTATTCAAAATGATATATTCAAACAATTTAGGATAAAAAAGAAACACTTTCCTAAAAAACTTTATTATCATTTTTAATTTATTATTTTCTATATTATATTATAAAATGAATTCTCAAACTATTGTTATGTGCGTTGTTGCATTAATTTTAGGTATGCTACTTGCGAATATGTTAAAGAATGTATGTGGATGTAATAATACTGTTGAGGGGTCGGAAGATACACATGCATCAAGGGCGCCCTTTAACTGTGAAAGATTAATTAATCCTAAGAACTGTAAGCTTTACCCTAACAATCCCGCCTTCAAACCACTCTGTTCTTATTATAAAAATTTAAATGAACATTACCGTAATTATTACGAGAACTGGCCCAAAGTGGCGGTGGAGCAGGAGCTATTCCACCCGTCTATCTCCGAAGATAAACGCTGCCTACCGAGGTGCTCGGGGACTAAAGTCAATAATTGTAGAACCGAGGTTGATGGGAAATGTCCAGGCAATCTTAATTACTATGGTTCTTGTAAAGGTAGAATATGTAGCCAGTGTGTCAAAAGACACCCCGGGCAGCTCCCCACCCCCTTTGGTCATCTTTCCCTAGGTATCCGCCCGGATGGATGTGAGTATGGCACATACTCCACATTGGATGAACCTGAAGGAGGCCTGCCGTCCCGCAAGACGAATATTTTGAGCGCTGCATACCCGACCACCCCTTCGGAGTACATTGATATGGTGAACCAAGATACTGATACTAGGTTTTGTTATGATTACCCGAAGGATTAGATCTACGCCGTACTCGAGTATTCATAGGGCTAAAAAGCGGATCTTCACTGGTACTAACAATGCTTGATAAATTTAGATCTATATTATCATTTTTAAAAAGGTGGTTTATCATGAAATGGTATAGAACAACTACTATCAACAGCAGTCACATTACATGAAAACATTAATTTAATCACATTTAATACTATCATTGATATTGTAAATAATGCTATAATATTTCTATGATTAATTTCTTGTGATTGTTTATCAAATTTTGTAAATAAATAATATATAAATACTAATATTAAACTAATAATAATATCCATCATAATACTACTGTTCATTATTTTATAATATTGTAAAATAAAAAAAAATCATAATTTAATTTAATTCAAATCATCAAATAGGATATATTCACTTTCATCTATTTTATCCATATTGACTTCTTGTTTATTATCCATTTTTTGTAAATCTTCCATAAAAAGATCTACAGTTTCTTTATCATCGTCTTTTTTAGGTTTATCTTCAATTATCACTACATCATTTGATGTATTTATAGATTTTATATCATTTTTTTCTTGTTCGGTTATATCTACTATACGATCATCATAGTTTCTATTTTCTAATTCTTGTTTAAGTTTTTCCTCATCTGATAAAACAGGTTTTGTGATATTAGGTTCTTCAATTGGAAGTTCATCTACTTTAATGGGATTATCAGATATTTTTGAAACTACTATTTCTCCAGATTTTACTTCATTATCTTCATTATCTTGTTTAATTTTAACTAATTTTTCATATAGTTCACTATTATCTTTTTCAGAATCAATAATTTCAGGATTATCATATTTATTATTATCAACAACAACTTCTTCAATATCATTTATTTCTAAATTAGTACAATTTCTATCAATAGTTTCTTCACCAGGAGAATCATATCCGGAATTTATATTATTTTCTTTAATTTCAACTGAATCAGATAATGGTTCTTCGATTAATTCTTGTCCTCTGTTTATTTCAATTACAGGATTAGATTTTTTAAATGTATCTTCAGTATTACCTTCAACTACTTCTTTACATGTTTCATCTACAGATTCTGAATCATCTTTAAGATTTAATAATTCTTTTAATTTATTTAATAATAATGTATTATCATCTTGTTTTTCAACTTTTTCTTCTTTTTCTTGAAGTTCGAGTTGTCCTTTAATTATATCTTTGACTGGTAATGAAAATCTAATTGTATTTTCAATTCCTTCACTAATAATATCTTCAATTGTTTTAAGATTTCTTTGATATTCAATACCTGATATATTTTCTGAAAATAATAGAGGGTTTTTCCATAGACTTCTTGCAATATTAATATAACATTTATGAATAAAATTCGATAATTTAGGGACAGTTAAATTTACACGATCATTATTATTTGTTCCTATAGACATTAAAATTTTTGTATGAGAAATAAACACTGCTGTTAGTAGATCATCTAAATAATCACATTTAGATGTCTCAATTATACGGTCAGTTTCTGTTACTACCATTTCATTATTCCATTCTGGAACTTTTTCAAGCAATGTTCTAAATATAAATAATAGTGATGAAGATGAATTTTTCTTATATAGATCTTTAGAATCATCATAAATTGATTTAACACCATCGAAAAAATGTGATTGTATATTATTTATTAATTGCTTTGTATATTCTATTTTAGCTTGTACATATATAGATGAATTTGAATCTTCCATAATATCCATTAATATATTTTAATTTTATTTATTTAACTAAAATATATTATAATATATATGATTGGAGGAGAATTATTGGCAACAGGATCTTCTTCTTGTGTATTTAAACCTAGTATACCATGTAAAGGTAAAAAAAATATTAATAATGATAAAGTATCTAAATTAATTTATGGTGAAAAATCTCTTAAATACTTTAATAAAGAAAAAAAAATTGCTAATATAGTAAAAACAATTAAAAATTACAATAAATGGTGTATTATTTCGGAGAAATTTTGTAAACCTCCTACATATGATAATATATTTGAGTATGATAAACAAATATTAGATTGTAAAGATAAAGATTATGAAAAAATATTTAATGAATCTAGTAAAATGATTATAAGTAAATATGGCGGTATTACATTAGAAGACTATTTTATAGAAAATATATTAAATGATCAATCATTAACTAAAATAGAAATTAATATGTATAAAATGTTTAATAAAATGAAATTTTTATTTATTGGATTAAAAGAAATGAAAAATAATAAATTAATTCATTTAGATATTAAATATAATAATATTGTTTTAGATGGTAAATTTTTTAAATATATTGATTTCGGTTTATCTGGTAAATTAAATAATACTGAACATTTTAAAACACGAAGTTTTTCAGAATTTAATACTAAAAGAATATATATTTGGTATCCATTAGAATATCTTTATTCTAATTTATTAGAATATGATAAAAATGATGAAAAATCTAAATATATGAAAAGAAAGCATTATAGAGATATACTAATTTTACATAAATTATTTAATATAAATATAAATGAACATATTAATTATTTATTATCTAGATATTCATTAACAAAAAATGAGTATAATAATATGATTAAAATGATTGATACTTACAGTTTGGGTATATTAATACCTTATTTATTTGTTGAATATGATATAATTAAATATGTCGAACAAAGTAATTTTTTAAAAGATGTATTTAAACTATGTAGAGAAATGTGTAATATAAATTATTATGATAGAATTTTACCTGATGAATGTTTAAATAGATATAATAAAATTATTAAAGAATATAGTAAACTAAATAAAGGAACTAAAAAAACAAAAAAAAAATAAATAATATTATATATGAATACTAGTGATAGTTATAATAATGAACAAATAGTTTCTGTTATATTTACACATCAACACAGAATGAAATGTATTTTAAATCATATTTTTAAAATGTCAGATAATCGTCCATCACAATTTAAAAAATTTCAAAATGGTTGTATTTTAAAATTAATAATAGAAAAATATACAGGTAAATATGATACAAATAAAATACGTTTGTTTATGAAATATCAAGGTATGTTGGATCCACAGGAAAATAATACAATGTCTCAATATTACAAGGAAAATAGTGTAGGAGAATTATTAGCAGAAATCAATTTATCTGATTTAGAATTAACTGAAGATCTAAATTTTAGTTCTTTTATTAAAACCAAAGGAAAGAAAAATAGATTAGTTAGTAAAGAATGTACTTATGTATTTTATTTAATTAGACATGCTCAAGGTATTCATAATTTATGGGGTAAAAGTGGTGATTCTAAACGTTGGAAACAACATACACCAGGAAATAGTTATAAAGATACATCATTAACAGATGTAGGTATTGAACAAGCAGAGAATACATCAATTCATTTTTTTAATTGTTTAAAAGATGATTTTGGTGGAAGAATAGAAGAAAAATTTAATTTATATGTATTTTGCTCTGAATTAAAAAGAACATATCAAACAGCTGCATTAGTATTAAATCCTTTTAATTGTGATAATAGAATTAAAATAATAGTATTACCTTGTTCGAGCGAAGTTAATTCAAGACATTCAGGTATATCTCAAGGAGAATGTGAATCAGGTTTAAAATATAGAACAAATGAAAATATATCATTATGTATTGATCAACGTAATAGAAGGAATATGTGTTGTTCTAATCAGTCAGGTGGTGTATTAAATATAGAAATG